TGGATTTACAGGCAGATATATTGACCGAATTAGGGTATCCTGGACACCTTTGAAAAGAATTACTTGACAGACCTTATTTATATAAGGGTGTCTTGTATTCCTACTCAGTTGGGCAACCTATGGGAGTTTATTCATCTTTTGCTATGTTGGCCTTAACTAATCATCTCTTATGCGTGGGATCCTTAATAGGGGCTGGTTATAGATTAAACAGGGGTTCTGGTCAATACGCCGTACTTGGTGACGACGTAGCGATCAAAAAGCCCATTGTTGCTCGTCTATATACATCACTTCTTAATAATTTGGGTATTGAAGTTAATCCTATTAAAGGATTTAGCGGAGATATCGTAGAGTTCGCAAAACGTCTATATTTCCGAACCGGGACAGAATTGTCACCGATAGGAGCTAAAGCCGTTGTGCGAAGTTCAAGATCACCTCTTTTCTTGGCCACTCTGCTTGCAGATATGGTCAATAAAAGTTTTCTTGAATTATTAAGGGTTGATGTTCCAGGTTTAGATAACTACTTTACCAAAGTCCACTCCATTAAGAGTGAATTTAGGAAAAGTAGATATCTACTTAGCATGTTCGGCCCTCAAGGGGGACTATGATCTATCTCGAATGATTACCGCTGGTTAATCCAGTTGGAAGGCATTTTATGAGATAGATTGTCCAAACCTTGAGGTGTCAATCTATTAGATTTCATCGAACTTCATTTAAAAGAAGTAAGAAAGAAATCCTTTAGTTGACGGTCCCCTTTCATAGGGACATGAGAAGGCTGAAAATCCTTAAGATTTCTTATTAGACCATTAGTATGGTATGATAAAAGATCAAGGATGCTCGCATCTTCTCAAACAAGCTATGGGCACCTGGTGGCCCTTACAATCCTGCCTACTCCTCTCTTTCTGATATCCCGAGATCTTTTAGACAGGCTATTCTCCTCATTACAGCTTTTATTCTTGTTACCGTTTATTCATTTTGTGACCTCAATAGCTCACGGATTATCCGCGAAGCCTGAGACACCAATTGAATTTGCAGCCGAACGATTTAGAAAATATGTCATCTCCACGGTTAGGAAATTTATTGAAGATAGAGGTATGTTAGTTTCCTCACATTTTGTGAGAACTAACTCCTTTATCTCAATAGTTCCCGCCCGTGAACTTATCACTATGCAGTTGTCAAGGTCTAAACAAGGGTCTGATTCAGTTTTAAAACTAACTGATCGACTCATGTCTAAACTATCACCGCTGTATAAAGAAAAGTTGAGAGAAACAAATCTTATAATACGTAAGCTACTTGCGGATAAGAAGTTTAAAAGACTGAAGAAGAGAAATATTTTGTCCAAACGACCTAAGGAATCTATTAAACGCAAGCGTTATACTTAAGTACACTTAGGAACCCTTAACAGGGTTGACCAACAGGACGTAAGCTGCTGTGAATAATAGGTTAGAGAAAAGAGAAGATTGGCAAGTTGAACCACTTGTAAAATGGTTTATACTATTAAAACAACTCGAGAGAGTTGTACATGGTTTCCCATAACG